CGCATTAACATTTCCGGTAGAAAAGTTCATTCTTGCCGGTCCGTATTTGTAATACGACTGTTCAATCAATCCTTTGCGTTTTTCATCAAAGGTTTCGGAATACTCGGTTTTCATCAACTCATTGCTGCATCTTGCCATTAAACATCACCTTCCGCTCTGTGGTTTGCCCTTTCAATGTCAAACCCTTCCGGATAACGTGCCTTAAGCTTGTCTACGTTCATTTGCATGATTTCATCCAAGCTCCAGCCGAAGGATTCGCAAAGCATTGCAAGATACCAACAAATATCTCCAGCTTCTTTCTTTGCGTGGTCAATATCAAGCTGTTTCTCGTGGAAAATCCACTTTTTAATCATGTCGTTGAACTCTCCAACCTCACCGGATAACCCAAGGCAAGCATTAAAGATACCGCCAAAATCAAGATGCCGTTCATCTTCTGCGATCAAATTTTGCTGTAGCAGATATTTCATATCGCACGTTAAAATATTTTCAAGCATTCTGTCTGTTGCTTTGCGATCGTTTGTCCGCATGGCTAATGACTGATACTCATTTCCGGTCATATATCATTCTCCTGTCCGAAACACTCTTTTTTGTTTTTAAAAATTTTTTGGAAATGTAGTTGCGATTCGCAACGTGAAAGTGAATTGTTATAAATTTATTATAGCCTATTTTCGGTGAAAGCCAATGGGTGTTGTTGTAAGTGGCTTTTTATTTTTTGAGGAATTTGAGGAACTTAGTAGACGCCCGGTGGTCTTTCTGTCAGACCCCCTCCCCATCCTTTTCTTGCAAACATGGGAATCTAAAATATTTTCCATTTCGTTTTGTTGTCATTGTGTGAAAATCAAATTGTTTTAATACAATTCATGTCATACCCTTGCAACTATTCGCAAAACCTAACTTTTCCGAATAGTTTACGAATGGTTAAAACGCTAAAGCCCTTGGTATTACTGCATCTGTGAATTGTAGAATAATCGCACACAATTCAAACCGTATTATTTACCGCTGCATCCGTAAATTGTGTATCAATTGCGCGCAATTCTTGACTCTTTTTCTCGTCCAATCTTGGCAGCTCCTGCGCTGTGATTGCCTTGCGTTGCGTGGCATTATCGCCAATGCCGGGCTGATTCATGCCGAATTCATTGTTTCCCACGAACATGGTGCCTACGGGGCTATTGGAATCATATGCACGATCTAGGATACAATCCTTACGGGATCGCTGCAATTTTTGCCACATCTTGAAAGTCAGCGAACTTGGCTCATCACTAGCCCATATATCCATTGTGTTTGTCGGTATATTACAAAAATAACTAAATGCCACTGTACTTACCAACTTGCTGTATACATTGGATATATATATATAATAATCACAAAGCTTATATAATACCTCTCTATCGTATCTATTGCAGTTAGTCGGTATGGTTGCATTACCAAGAGGTTTTAGACTCTTGTCTTTTAATACCGATGTATCCGGGAATAAATGCATACCAACATACTGCATAACAGCTTTCCATTGTCTCTGTCCAGCTTTTAACAAATCTTCGATGTGAAATTCTATACAAGCGTTGTCTATTAAATCTTGTACAGTTGATGTGTATATATGTACTGTACCTAGATCCACTATAAGGGTTGTAAGATCTACATTCTCTACACTCTCTACATCCTGCATATATTTCACACCTCCAATCTGTTAATCTCTCTGCTTTTGGTATACACTATTTCCAGGTTTGAAGTCAAGCCTTATTTTTTTACGGTGGTATTATATACTTACACCGCGCGCGTATGCGGATATACACTTACTCTACAACCTATAGGCTTTAAATACAGTGTATTATTATTAATCAAAAAAGATTAAGAAAAAGAGAGAGAAAGAGAAACATAGTTCTGAAAAAGCGACGTCAGACGATTGTGCCGCCTTATGTCAGACGATTGTCAGACGATTTTTACCAAAAACTAATACTATTCTATCATTTTGGGACTTGTCAAAGACCTAATGAACCTAGCCTTGTTTATAAAAATTTAAGAAAAGTTTTATAGTTTGTTTACGGTTTTTCGGAGATTTTGTAAGATATGCCCGGACACGTTGTTTATTTTTTGGACATGGCAAAAAGAAAAGGCAGCCGGAAAAGCTGCCCCTTGTTAAATATTTACTTGCATTTTGCCCGATCTGATGATAGACTATAGATATGTCACACGGCATGGATGCTTGCCGATGTGGTGCCGCCAGCGATCCCGGCGACCACGGATTGAAACAATAGCCTTTTTAGTAAAAGAAAAACATTTAATTTATGTTTTTGTGTCGCGTGCAGTGGATGCTCTGCGCGTGGTATCTGGAGCAATTACCCAGATACAAGGATTGAAATAATTATATTCTCAGTGATGAAAATGAGTGGGTCAGATTCTTAATATTTCCCACTCGATTTCTTTTAATGTTTGCCAATCGTCTGTATGATACATCCAAAATCTCCGGCGCGATATATATTTATCCCCTGTGCATTAACCCGGTATATCAATTCGTCGTCATCATAAATCTTGAGCCAGTGCTTAAAATCAGCGACTTTTTTATAATGCGCGCCTATCTCCGCGTCCTCGTCAACGACGTATGCCATATAACTTCCGTCTTCGCCAAAATCAAGAGTGCTTGTTTTCAATCCGTTTTCGTCGCATCCGACAAGTATTAATGCCGCAATATCGCTTGCCCCTATAAACCTTTTCTCGTACTCTTTGTAGCTTTTCATTTTGTTTCCTCTCCTGTTCTATTCGTTCTTCCCTGCTCCGTAGCACTCATAAAAGCTATCTACGAGCTTTCCAAGCTGTTCCGGTGTCAACTCTTCTTTCAGATCATTTGGAATCCACTTATACGATTCCCGGAATGTATCGCCGTTTCTGCCGATCTTGGATGATCTCTTGACCATTTCAAGCTTGTACATCTCGCCAAGCTCTTCCGTTGTGATCTCTCCAGCTTTTACTGCTTCTCTTCCTTCTCTGGTTAAGATGCTCATTGCATCTTCTTTTCTGATTGTTCCGATTCCTTTGATCCTCATATGCCGTTCCCTTTCTTGACTT